TTATGATTAGAACATATCTTGAAACTAAAATGGTTCGTATTCCAAAGACACTTTATATCTACAGGATCACCGGCAATAACACATGGCTTGAAAGAAACCAAGCAATCCAAACAACGACTGTAGAACTCTTTAATTCACATGCAAGATTGTTGGCTGAAAAGGATGCCAAGGATAGAGGTCTATTATGTGTTGATATCGGTGGAGGGTTAAATCCTTTTCCTGGTTATGTCACAGTAGATCTAAGAGAAAATGCAGATTTTGTTTGCGATCTTAATGATGGAATTCCACTGCCTGATAATTCTGTAGGTGTTCTTAATGCTTCTCATATTATAGAGCATCTCCATGATAAAACAAAAATCATGAGTGAGATCCACAGAGTCTTGGCTCATGGTGGATGGGCATTTATAGAGGTTCCGTCGACTGACGGAAGAGGTGCATTCCAGGATCCTACTCATGTATCATACTGGAACGAGAACTCATTTTTGTATTATACTGATAAATACTTAGCAGATTTTATTGATAACACAGACATCAGATTCCAAGAATTTAGAAGGGAAACGATATTTCCTAATGAATGGTTGAAGAATATGAATGTTTGTGTAACTATTGCATGGCTAGTAGCAAACAAAGAGGGTGGGAAAAGACTTCCGCATCTACTTAAAATTTAAGAGTAAAATATGCCACCGATTACCACACTGCCAAATACTAATAATATTACTGCAACATTGATCAGAAAAGAACTTGGGTATGCAAATACTTCAGGGGCTTTAGATATTGGTGATGCAGTAAGATATATGAAACCAGAAGCAGGTTCTGCTAATCTAGCAATGTCTGTTCTTCAAGGTGCATATCTAAAAGACTATGAAGAGTATTGGACATACAACGCCAATGTTATTCCTAGGGCAACTGGAACAGATAGTCTTGGTAATATTATTGTCGGATTTGAAGATTCTGATACTCCACAATACATTTTAGTAAAGTTTAATCCAGCTGGGAATGTTATCTGGGCATCAAACATCAGTAATACATCTGTTGGAGTATACGCAGGCGGTAAAATTTTGTTTGATTGGTCGGACAATATCTATGCACATATATTAGTTGGAAGCCCTTCTTCAGTAAACTCATCCATTATATCATTATATTCCAATGGATCATTAAGATGGAATGCTCAAGAAGACACAGGCAAACCAATCACATCTGGTAATATTCACTCATATGGCAATGTTATGGAGTTTGACAAGGTAAATTCTTCTGGAAATAATCCATCATTAATACATTTGGCGGCAAATGGTTTATATAAATCATATAATACTAATAATGGTACTGTAAACTCATATTATACAGTATCAAGTTCAACATTTACAAACCTAGATATAACGGCATTTTTACAAGCGCCCGGTGTTTCTAATGGTTTTACATTTGCAGGAACCGCATCCAATACCTCCGGACAAAAGAATGCATTTGGTAAATTTACTACCTATACTAATATTTCGCCTCAATATTTTTACTATAATAATACAGATAATTTTTCAAATATTAATGATATTAAATTTGCCGAAGACCCGTACTATATAGGCCAAGACCAAAGCTGTACTACTGTTATTACGACTGATTTATTATTAATGTCATCGTCTGCTGCTTACCCAGATAATTCAAAAACCGCAGCAACTTCATCAAAAATATCATTAGCATGGACAGACACCGACTTCGCAGTCAGCGATACTTCATATGCGTGGGATATTGATTTTGGAGCAACCAGAAAAGTTATTGGATATAAAATATTAAGCGCTAGTTATGATTTTAATATTTTATATAGTGAACAATTCACCCAGACTTTCGCGCAAGAGAGGTATATGTTAATAGTAGGCCAAATAGTTGCAAACCCCTCTAGTATTTTTGTATTAGCATTTAATACCAGTTCTAAGGGTTATCCTAACTATACCAACACTTCTTATTATTTTCCATGGTGTTATGAAATTGCATCATCAAACAGTTCCCATGATTTTGAAATTTCTGGAGTCCCAAAATCGATTATCTATGATACTAAAACAAAACTATTAATCCCAGTCAAAGTATCAAGATCTGGCAGTTTCATTAGAAATTCTGTAATGTCTGTATCACTTCCACAAATATCAAGTAACACTTCTAAATTATCAGTAAGTAATGAAGGAACATTTGGAAACGTTTCGATATATCCACTTAATCCAACTATTACAAGAAGGACTACTGGTACAATTCCAACTCGATTTAGTATTACATCTACTAAATATACTGGCGCAAATGGCACAGGAACTACTGTTTGTGATATAACATCAAATGCCAGTTTTATAACCGGTTCCTTTAACTTCATAAGCTAATATGTTATATCATAATGAAATAAATCCGTATATATTTGTTCATAATCCAAGAACTGGTGGAACAAACTTGTCACATTATCTTGAAACACGTTTAAATGCTATCAGGTATGTTAATCCTTGGACAGGTTTATATACTTCAAAAGATGGACATCTTGGTATTAGGTGTTGTAATCTAAATATAAGTGAATATTATTCATTTGGATTTGTGCGCAATCCATACGATCGGGAATATTCTATATATACTTTATACAAAAATAATGAAACTGTTTTTGTATATAATTCATTTAAAGATTGGATTATGCATAATTTTTATTGGCCAGATGGACATAGATACTATGGAAACCACCCCTTCTTATTTCAACAAAACGAAATGTTTAATGATGATGTGAATGTTTTTAAATTTGAAGAACGAACTGATGCATTAGCCGAGATTGCAGACCATATTGGTGTTGTGAATAAGGATGAATTTATTAACTACCGAGGAAATGTCAATTCATTTAAATCAGAACCAGTTGACTATAGAAAAATGTATGACCAAGAGATGTTAGACATCACATGGAAGTACTTCAGAAATGATATTGAATTGTATGGATACAGTTTTGACTAATATAAATAATTAACAACACTTGTAATTATAAGAAGAATATATGGCTAATGTAGTTTACATATCTACTGATACTTCTTCGCAGACAATCGACACTTTTGATTTACCGACTCAGAAGATTATCAACTATAAAATTCATATAACAGCCGGTAATACAACTTGGTATTCGACTCTTGATGTAAACCACGACGGTATTCAAGCATCTGAACAACAATATGCACTTTGCAAAAGCGGAATTACTCCGCTTGAGTTAACAGTATCTATTGCAAATAACATCGGCATTGTTAATGTTACCCCTACGGTTATACCGACAACATTTAGTATTGAAAAGAATATATTGCAATGTAATTTGTATTCGGAAAATACTTTGAGTGGAAGAAATATTAAAACAGCCGAAGGTCTTGGAATTTACTTCAACGGTTCAAACAATGTAACAATTCGTCAGTCGAATAATAATGTATTTACATATGCAAATACGTATATCACATCTGGTGTGATGGGCCCGATTAAAACCAAAGATAATATAATAACATCTTATGATTCAATAAACGGAAGTATCATTACGTCAGAAGATGATTACCAGATAATTATTTCTTCTGGTCAAAAAGATAACTGTCAAACAAAACAAGTAGATGTAGATATTGGAAAAATATACATTCTCTCCGGCAGTGCTTATTATACCACTGATAATATTACTGAATCTTATCTTTCTGAAAGAGATACTGGACCATCGAGAATTGAAGTTGGTACAGTTTTTGGTAAAAATGACTATGGTGGTTATATAGCATCAAATGTAGAAACTACATTTTCTGTAATATTCTCTGCTACAACAGATAATGTTGTTGTATCATTTGGTTTTGGTGATATTAATAATAAACTTTATATTAAAAATTTTGAATTAAAAGAATATGTACCATTTCATACATATAATCAAGATGAAGGTTCAATATATCTTAAATGGAATGCAATTGCAAGTGATACAACACTTCTAAGTTTTAACTCTACTGATGCAAATAACAGAATATATGTAGATGCATCTAATAACATTTTTATAAACACAGTCAATTGTGGATCTCAAGATACCACAAATAAATTAGCTTTAAGTTATAACTCAAATGGAGTTATTGCAAGTAGGAATGGAAATAGTGTAGTTACATCTACAAATACTTTTAACAAATATATTGCTAATGCTACATTTGTCACAACACCTATAGAATTTGCTTATATGTCATCTACAATTTCAAACACCACACTGGTAGTAATGTCTAATGTCTAAAGATACTATTCATTTATTTAATAATTTGTCGCTCAAGGGCATTGTAGCTAATGGATCCATTGGAACATCCGGCCAAGCTCTATTATCAAATGGATCTGCAGTATATTGGGGAGCAGGCGGTGGTGGTGGCGGTGGAGGTGATACAGGTTACACCGGTTCTGTTGGCTACTCGGGTTCTAGGGGTTATACCGGTTCTGTTGGATATTCAGGATCTGTTGGCTACTGGGGTTCTAAAGGTGATACAGGCTACTGGGGATCTAAAGGTGATAATGGCTATTGGGGATCTGTAGGTTATACCGGTTCTGTTGGATATTCAGGATCTGTTGGCTACTGGGGTTCTAAAGGTGATAATGGTTATTGGGGTTCTAAAGGTGATAATGGTTATTGGGGTTCTAGGGGTGATATTGGTTACTGGGGTTCTAAAGGCGATAAGGGCGACTTTGGTGGCGCTTCATTTGAATATCTATTTAGTAATAATACGGTTGATACAACTCCTGCTACCGGTGTGCTATTTTTTAATAATTTAAATTTGAGTTCAGCAAGTATACTTTATATTAATTATTTAGATCAATTTAGTGCAAATAATTATAACTTTTTACAAACAATTGATGACTCAACATCTGCTATTAAAGGTACATTTAAACTATATGAGCAAGCTAATGTATTAAACGCAGCTAATTTTTCTATTAATGGTTATCATACTGAAGATGTGAACCATTTTCATGTGCCAGTTGCTTTCTTAAATGGCACTACTGCATTTGCAAATAACTTAGATGTTATTATTACATTTGTAAGAACAGGTGATAAAGGCGACACTGGATCTAATGGCTACTGGGGGTCTAGGGGTTATTCAGGATCTGCTGGCTATTGGGGTTCTGTTGGTTATACTGGATCTGTTGGTTATTCAGGCTCAGTTGGTTATTCAGGCTCAACTGGCTACACAGGATCTGCTGGCTACTGGGGTTCTGTTGGTTATACTGGATCTGTTGGTTATTGGGGTTCTAAAGGTGATACAGGCTACTGGGGTTCTAAAGGCGACGCAGGTTATTGGGGATCAGGCGGCGGTGGCGGTACACCAGGTGGTGCCAATACTCAAGTACAATTTAATGATTCTGGTGCATTTGGTGGAAGCGCAGGATTTACATTTGATAAAACTACAAATAATGTAACTATTGCAAACTCATTAATAATGAACACCCAAAGTATTTCTGTTGCGTCTGGTGCCAATACATTAACAATAAATCCATTTAATATGTTTACCGGCGCCGGCAATTCATTTGCAATTGCTGCAAACAATAATAATTTTACTTCAATCTTTATTGCAGCAAATGGAAATATAGGTATTCAAAATAATAATCCTGGAGCAGTATTATCTATCGGTTCTAATACAATGGTTCTAGGATCTTCATCTAAAGCGGATCCAGGTTATGCTTGGTTACCTAATGGTATATTAATGCAGTGGGGAACTGTGTCCGCCAGTACAACAGTAGGCAATGTTACCTTCCCAGTAACATTCCCAACAGCAATTTTAGGAGTGACGGTTACACCTGCTACTACGTATATTGTTAACGGGTATCCAAACGTCATTGCTCAAACTACATCAACCTGTAATGTTCGTACTGGTTCTACTACGTCTAGAACAATGTTCTGGCAAGCATTAGGTTATTAATTCGTGACAGTTACATATACTAATACTGCAATTCGTCAGGCAAAGGCTGCAACTTGGTATGGTGGTTTATCTACCGGCACCCAACCAGATTCTGCATGGTGTTGCGGTGAGATTGATGATCTAGAAAATGTTTATATTGGTTCAAGAAATGTATTTGCTAAAATTAATAATATTCCTTCTGTAGTATGGCAAAAATCTTTATCTGATACAAGTGCAATTATAACTGGATTAGTTGTAGATTCAACATATAACGTGTATATTTGCTACGTCACATTATTATCTGTCAGCTACTATGTCAATATAGAGAAATTTAATTCTTCTGGTACATCTGTATGGGCTAAGCAATTACAATCGCCTGTCAATGGATTGACTACCACAGCAACATTGGGCTCGGAGCCGAATCAATATCCTAGAATGAGTTTAGGCTCTAGTAGTACTTTGTTCTTATCAGTGCATGGCAAAGCAATCTTTAAACTAGACACAGACGGTATTATTGTCTGGCAGTATTCAACAGCTATAGCTCAATCAAACTCAACACCTGCCGTATTCTATACTACTAATACGTTTCTAACAACTGTTACTAGTGATATAAGGGGTAATATTCTTGTATGTGATCCAGTAACATTAACAAAAATAACCGATAACGGGTCAACTGCATCCGTAGCATGGAGTAAGCATCACAAACATGTTATAGGGGGGCAGTTGACCTTTGGCGGCCCTATTGGGGGAACGACCGGGCCTGCCGAATATAACGTTAATTCTAGTACTGCTATTGCTGACAATTCGAATAATGTACTTTGGATTGTTCATCGTCACTATTATGATGCTAGCTATGGTGGTTTTGGCACAAGTTATTTTACGCATAGGTTTAATTTTAATAGCGCAGGGGCAGTACAGAATACATATAATACTAGCGATACAGCAAGAGGAGGTCATAAATTGCTTGCATTTGACAGTATTAATTCGTTTATATATGTCACTTCTTTTCCGCAATCCGTACCGCATTTGGTTGAAATTGGCTATACCGATAATTTCGACGCTGCGCTGGGTAAATCTACTACAAGAAGAATAGCTGCAAACAGTGTAACATATCAGAATTCTTATAGTGCATCTACTATTAAACACAGTAAAAATTTTAGAAGTGGAAACAGCGTTTCCACAGTACAGGTATATCCTGGCGGATGTTTAAAAATAAATGGTAACAATGTTGTTTTAATATCCCCATCAAGTAACTCTTCTCTCAGTTACCCTACTAATATGATATACAAGTACAGCTTGAATGATATCAGCAACAACATTCTTTATACAAGCAATACTGATTACATTTATGGTAATGGACCTATTGGTACCAGTAATGGTACTATTGATCTTGGGTCAATAAAAAGAATTTCTTATATAAAAGTAAATACGTTAGGCGCTAACGTAAATCCCGATTATACTATCTCCTCAGGTGGGTATTCGGCAAATATTGGAATAGATCAAACAGGAATTTCTAGTGAAATTGCTGAAGGTTCATATGTCGGACAATCTACTGTTGTATCATCTGCGTCAATATCTACTACGTCATATACGTTAGCTAACACATCAAGTCTAGCATCCACATCTTCAGAAACACTTATATCTAAGGTATTTTATTACAAATGATTGTATGTCATACACATAAGTTTATTGTATTAAAATCTGTAAGAACCGGTTCTAATGCGTTTAATATCGCTATTAGAAATAGTGGTCTGATAGACGAAGAAACGGATTACGTTTCTTATTTAAAATTTCTAAATATACCCCATATCGGAAAATCTTCAGATGCTTGTTGGGGTATTCCTGAACTTATAAGATCAGATATTATTACGCAAGATCAGGTAGAGACATACGACATATATGGTGTATACCGCAATCCTGTTGATAGATTTATTTCTACATGCAATCTTATAAGACGGGAACCAAGCGAGCACATATACTATGAATCAATTTTAAATAAAAGTATTAATGATATAACATACGATGATATTATTAGTTCGACTGGATGTATGTTTTACGGGATTTTCAGAACACAATCATCAAGACTCAATATTAATAATATCAATATAATTGATTACAACAGTTTGTCTGAATCTATTGCAAGTATCATAACCAGATACGGTGGCACTGTGGATATTCCTGTAGTCAATCAATCAACTGTAAGTATGGTTGGTGATATTACACCCGAGCTAATCGCAAGAATTAAAGAACATTATAGCGAAGATATGCTTATCAACCCAAACTTCATAGCATAATAATTCTTTGATCAGCTCTATTATAAATAATATAAACCAATACTAGGATAATAATATGGCTGTTCCAACTACAAAAAATGCATTTAAACAATATTGCTTACGCAAGTTGGGAGCTCCTGTAATTGAAATCAATGTTGATGACGATCAGGTAGATGATCGTATCGATGAGGCATTACGCTACTATTATGACTATCACTTTGATGGCTCGGATAGAATCTATTATAAGCATCTTATTACTCAAACAGATGTAAATAACAAGTACATTACACTACCTGAAAATATTCTAGGTGCAGTCAGTGTATTTACAATCGGCGATCCATCAATCCGCGCTGATGATCTCTTTAACATCCGTTACCAAATCGCCCTTAATGATCTCTATACCCTAACAAACGTATCCATCGTACCATACTATATGGTCATGGAACACCTTTCTCTACTAACTGAGATGCTAGTTGGTAAACAACCTATTCGTTATGCACGACATAAGGATAGACTTTATATTGATACCGACTGGGGCAATCTGGCTGTTAACTCTTATCTTCTTGTAGAAGCATATGAGGTTGTTGATCCTGAAGTGTATACAGATGCATGGAATGATCGTTGGCTTCAGAACTATGCAACAGTTCTTATTAAAGAACAGTGGGGTTCAAATCTTACCAAGTTCACAGGCATGAGTCTTCCTGGTGGTGTCCAGTTCAATGGTGAGAAGATCTATAATGATGCCGTTGACGCAAGAACCAAAATGGAACAAGAGATGATCTCGAGTTATTCACTTCCTGTCCTGGATATGATCGGATAATTAGTGACAACAAATTTCTATTTTAATAATTTTGAAAATAGTCAGGAGCAGATCCTGATTGAAAACTTGGTCATGGAATCGATTAAGATTTATGGCCATGATGTGTATTATTGTCCTAGAACACTCGTAGCCAAAGATGATATCTATGGCGAAGATGCACTATCAGAATATAATACGTCTTATTACATTGATATGTACATTCGTAGTTACGATAGTTATGAAGGTGATGGTACATTCCTGTCTAAGTTTAATCTTCAAATCAGAGATCAGATGACGCTTACTATCTCTGTTCGTAACTTTATGATAGAGGTTGGCAGTCTAGAAGGAATTAATCGTCCTCAAGAAGGCGATCTGATCTATATTCCTATGGTCAATCGTATACTTATTATCAAGTATGTTAATCAAACTCCTATCTTTTATCAGATGGGTACAATCCAGATGTATGATCTTGTCTGCGAAATCTTTGAATACAGCTCAGAGAGGTTTAATACAGGCGTTGCAGAAATTGATGATATTGAACAAAACAATGTTGCTATGGAGACATATGGTCTTCTTACGACTGATGGTTTTGTTATTACCGATCAAGATGGATTCCAAATTATTCAATCAGCATATAACTTTGAAACACAAGTTGGTGATTCATATGAGGATAACACCGAGGTACAACTTGAGGGTGAAGAAATCCTTGATTGGTCACAGATCGATCCTTTTAGCGAAGGTCTAGTATAATGTTTGGTAATATATTCCATCATAACACATTAAGAAAATATGTGATCCTATTCGGAACAGTTTTTAATAATATCTACGTTACTCGTCAGAATGCTGCAGGTGAAACTGTTCAGACGATTAAGGTTCCACTATCGTATGGACCGAAGGAAAAGTATCTAGCTCGTCTAGAAGGCAACCCAGATCTGGATAACAAAGTTGCTGTGACAGTTCCACGTATCTCGTTTGAGATGACAACATTCCAGTATGATAGTGA